TAAACTTGCAGTATCTGCAGGATCAAAAATTTATGCTAACAAGCAAAAAACTAAAATGGCAATGTCAGAAGCTCAACTTCTACATGCTGATCGTATGGCTCGGGGAGAAGAACAATACCAAGGAAAACTTTTAGAAGCTCGACAGTCAGACTGGAAAGATGAGGCAGTTTTAATAATTCTAAGTTTGCCCGTGGCTATTTTGGCTTGGGCAGTGGTATCAGACGACCCAACAGCGATGGACAAAGTAAAATTGTTTTTCGAGATGTTTTCGCAGCTGCCGTCATGGTTTACAAATTTGTGGATTCTTGTCGTGGCGAGTATTTATGGAATTAAAGGAACTCAAATATTTAGGAACGGTAAAAAATAATGTGGCAATTTATTAAAAGAATAATAAATAAATTTGTATTTACTAAGGAACAAGAAAAAATACAACGAAGAATTGATTATTCAAAAATGAATTTAGGAGACCTTAAAAAACTTAAGGCAGAAGGTAAAATTAAAGATATTTATCCACCCTATATTTAGTATTGCAATTTAATTTGTTTCTATATATAGATTCTTCATGGATCTTAAATTAGCTTTAATACAAGCATTAGAAGATAAATATAATTCGGAAATTTCTAGTGCAGACGCTACAATCAAAATCTATCTTATGAACTCAGTAGGGATTGGCGAACATCCTCAACACTTAGATGAAATAGATAAACAACTTCAAAAAATCGTAGATGCAGAAGAAAAAATCAAAGCATTACAACCTTTTAAATTATGATAGAAGGAGATGGTCAAGAATATGAAATATTAATTGAGGCCTGTAAATCTTTGACTTCAGATAATTTGTTAACGGCAGAGATTGGTGTTAGACGAGGATTAGGATCAAAATTAATATTAATGAATTTAAAAGAAAAGAATCATTGGCATATAGGTATAGACCCATATGGTAACTTAAATTATCAACATTATGATATACCAAAATCATATACTAGTAATTATACAAACGAGATGAAACAAGAATTAATTAAAGATTTGGACTATAAAAATTTTACTCTTTTTCAAATGGGAGATGATGAATTTATGAAAAGATTTTCTGATGGTGTACCAATTTACAGAGAAAAAAAAGAGATAATAAATAAATATGATTTAGTGCATTTTGATGGTCCTCATAAAAGTGTAGATGTTATTAAGGAATCTATTTTTTTTGGAGAGAGATCACACAAAGGTAGTGTATTTGTTTATGATGATTATAGATATTATGATATGGATGCAGTTTTAAAAATAATAGTAAATGAATTTGGTTTTATGTTACTAAAACAAGGTAAGGCCAAAATATCTTTAAAGAGAAATTAATGTTTGATTTTCATACAATAGAAGCTATTAAAACTACAATATTGAAACAAATTGATAGTGTAAAAGAGCATATATGTTATGGGGTTGAAACAGAATCTCAATTAATGTATGCTAGAGGCAGACTCAGCGGATTAGAAACGCTGCTTCAGGATATTAAAAACCTGCATAAGGAGAATGACGATGGTACAACTGATTAAACCTAAACTTACAGATTTTGGTAAAGACCAAAAAAAAGAAGAAGAGGTCAAATCACAAATTCCAACAGATCCAAAAGGCATCAAAGAATATCTTGAAATCATACCTAATCCAGTCGGATATCGAATGCTTGTTAGACCTTGGTCTGGCAAAGCAAAAACAAAAGGTGGCTTACTATTAGCAGACGAAACTCAAGACAAAATTCAAATGACTACTGTTGTGGGTTTAGTTGTTAAATTAGGAGACCTTTGTTATCAAGACTCAGAAAAATTTCCGAATGGTGCATGGTGTAAAGAAGGAGAATTTGTTATTTATGGCAGATACTCTGGATCAAGATTTCAAACTAAATACGGAGAACACCGTATACTCAATGATGATGAAATAATAGGAACTATAGGAAAGCCAGAAGATATTCTCCATTTATTTTAAAGGAGGATAAACATGGCAGAAGTAAAAGACTATAGTGCGGAAGCATTATTAGCCAAAGAAAAAGAAGTCGAACTTGATACTGATGATGTTAAAGAACAGAATGTCGAAGTAAAAGAGGACGAAAAAAAAGAAAAAGAACCCAACTTAAATGTTGGAGAAGTTGACTTAGGTTATACCGGTCACGAAAAACCGTCTGATGAAAAAAAGGAACAACCAAAAATAGAGATAACTGAAGAAGTTAAAGAAGAAGTTATTGAAGAAAAAAAAGTTGAACCTCAATCAGAGAAAGAAAAACCAAACCTTCAAGAATCAAGAAGAGATTATCAAAAGCGAATTGATAAACTTGTATTCCAAAAGAAAGAAGCTGAAAGAAGAGAAAAAGCAGCTCTTGATTTTGCACAAGGTTTGCAAAAGAAATTTGACACTAATCTCAGAAAGTTAAATACTACTGATGAACAGTATCTTAAAGAATTAGATGCTAGGGTAGACGCTCAAAGAGAACAGGTCAAAGTAGCTCTTCAACAAGCTATCGAAAAACAAGATGCTTCTAAAATGATGGAAGCAAATGATAAGTTAACTCAATTAGCTGTAGAAAAAGAAAAAGCTAGATTAGAGATAGCAAATCGAGAAGAAAAAAAGAAACTTGCGGAAGAAAATAAACAACAAAAAAACGTACAAGCTGATACCTCAAACAGCGGAACATCAGATTCTATGCCACAAATTACTCCAAAAGCTAAGAAGTGGGCTGAGGAAAATTCATGGTTTGGAAATGATGAAGTCATGACTAATGCTGCAATTACTATTCATAACAATATTTCTCAAGAGGGTATTGAAGTAGATAGTGATGAGTATTATAATGAAGTAAATTCAAGACTAAGGAAATATTTTCCTGATAGTTTTGATGCTGCTAAAGACGAGCCAAAAAAAGAAACTACCAAACCCGTCCAAACGGTAGCTTCGGCTGGTCGTAGCCAACAAGGACGCAGAACTGTGAAACTCACAAAATCACAGGTAGCAATAGCTAAACGATTAAATGTGCCACTAGAGGAATATGCTAGATACGTGAAGGAGGATAAATAGTTATGAGTACAATTAAGAGAACTTCACGGGAGTCAGAAAATAAAGTTTCAAAAGAAGCTAAAAAAACCTGGACTCCACCATCCAGTTTGGATGCACCACCTGCACCGAATGGGTACGCACACAGATGGATACGTACTACCGTTCAGGGTTTTGAGGATACAGCAAATGTATCTAAAAAATTAAGGGAAGGTTGGGAATTTGTAAAAGTCGATCAGATTAAAGAAGAGATTGGCGAAAACAAATATCCTTTCTATACCGAAGGAAGATACGAGGGGTGTATTGGGATTGGAGGCCTTGTGTTGGCAAGGATACCGGAAGAGATATTAGTCTCACGTGCTGAGTATTTTGATAAAATTACTCAAGACAGAATGAACGCAGTGGACAATGATCTTATGAAGGAACAACACCCAGACATGCCTATCAATATTGATAGACAGTCTAAAGTGACCTTTGGTGGTAGTCGCAAAAAATAATTTTTTTGTTATTGCTGCTGGGTTATTAAAATAAACTGTTAAAGGAGAAAAGAGACTATGGCAAATCAACTAGAAAAGTTTGGTCTAAGACCATACAGAAAACTAGACGGTACACCATTAGTAGGAGCTCAAAACAGATATAAGATAGCAAACGGCAGTGCAACTGCTATTTTCCAAGGCGACTTAGTAAGACCATTAACAAATGGTACAGTTACAAGAGCAGCTGGAAATACTTCTTATGCTGTTGTGGGTGTTTTTAACGGATGTTTTTATAATGATCCAACTACTCAAAAACCGACATACAGAAATTCTTACCCAGGTGGAATTACAACTACAGATGGCAACATCACTGCTTTCGTAGTTGATGATCCAGATGCGGTATTTTTGATGAATGCTGATGCGGTTTTTGCACAAGCGGATCTATTTAGAAATTATTCGCTTACTACAGATACCGGTAATACAACAACAGGAATATCAGAGTGCATGTTAGATGTAGGAGTCAGCGGAACAGCTGGTACATTTGCAGTACAAGCAATTGATATATCGCAAGATCCAGAGAACGATGATTTAGCGACATCAAATGCTAATATTCTTGTAAGAATCAACAATCACTTCTACCGTCAAGGTGGAACAGGTCTATAATAGGAGTATAAGATTATGGCAATATCACGAGCACAACTAGTCAAAGAACTAGAGCCAGGTCTAAATGCACTATTTGGACTTGAGTATAACAGATACGAAAATCAACATGCGGAGATTTACGTAACTGAAACATCTGACAGAGCTTTTGAAGAAGAAGTAATGTTAAGTGGTTTCGCTTCTGCACCAACTAAACAAGAAGGTGCTGGAGTAGTATTTGATCAAGCGGGAGAAACTTTCACTGCTAGATACAATCACGAAACAATCGCTTTAGCATTTGCTATCACTGAGGAAGCAATCGAAGATAATCTATATGACAGATTAGCTGCAAGATACACAAGAGCTCTTGCAAGATCTATGTCAAACACGAAGCAAGTAAAAGCTGCAAACGTGTTAAACCAAGCAGAAGTAACTACTGTAAAAGGTGGAGACGGTGTGTCTTTAATTAACACATCACACCCACTAGCAACAGGTGGTGTATTCTCAAACCGTTTAACTACAGCTGCAGATCTTAACGAAACTTCGTTAGAGCAATCGTTAATCGACATCGCAGGATTTGTAGATGAAAGAGGATTAAGAATCGCTGCTCAAGGTAGAAAAATGATAATTCCAAAAGAGTTACAATTTACTGCTGAGAGATTGATGAAGTCTCCTCAAAGAACTTCAACTGCTGATAACGATATCAACGCAATCGCTTCAATGGGAATGGTTCCAGAAGGTTATTCAGTAAATAACTTTTTAACTGACACGGACTCATTCTTCTTATTGACTGACGTACCTAACGGCTTAAAACACTTTGTTAGATCGCCAATCAAAACTGCGATTGAAGGCGACTTCGATACAGGTAATGTTAGATTTAAAGCTAGAGAAAGATATTCATTTGGATTCTCAGATCCAAGATGTATCTTTGGAAATGGTAAATTACCAACTAGCTAATACTAATTAGAAAGTATTAATATCAAGGGGCGGTGTTCACATCGCCCCTTTTTTTATGTATAATAAAAAGACCTAGTAAATAATTATTTTGTAGACTGGCTAGGCAGACGGTATAGAGACTACAAAATTAACGCTATACAAAGGAGAATATTATGGCAAATACAACTTTTGACGGACCAGTCAGATCAAAAAATGGTTTTATTAATTTAGGACCTGCTGCAGTGAAAGCTGTTACTTTAGCTACAGATTTAAATGTTGCTGACCATGCAGGAAGATTAGTAACTATGGATCCTGCTGGAACACCAACTGCAATAACTTTACCTGCAATCGTTTCAACTGCTGATTCTGCATCTGCAGGACCAGGAAGCGATCCAAATAACGCAAACACAATTGGTACAACTTTTGAAATTCTTTTTATTGATAATTTCACAGGAACTATCAAGACTGCTAGTACAGATGACAAATTTGTTGGTGCTGCTACAGTCGGTATTACTGCGTCAGTAGCTGGTAAACAATTTCAAGTTTCAACTGGAGATAACGAAGTTAATCTTAATGGAGAAGCTGGTGGATCTAACGCTACAACAGGTGGTTTAAAAGGTTCAAGAATCAAATTTACTGCTATCGCAGCTAACTTATATGCTGTAGAGGGTCAGTTACTTGGTAACGGAACAATTGCAACACCTTTTGATGCACAGTAATAAATAATTAGTGGCTCCTTCGGGAGCCACAACTAAATAGGAGAACTTATGGCAGTAAAAGCCGACATACAAGCAACTAGATCAGATGCTGCTGCAGGAGCTTCTGCAGTTATAGCTCCTCCAGTTAGATTAAAAGGAATTATAATAGCTTCTGATGGCACTGGTGCTGGAACTTTAGAATTATCTACTACATCTAATACTGGAACAACTTTATTTCAAGCAGACATACCATCTGGAGACGTTATTAATTTTAATTTTCCTGAAGATGGTATTTTATTTCCAGCTGGGATTTTTTGTAAAACTAAAACTAAAGTTACTGCATATACGTTATTAACTGATAAGTATAATGCACCACAACTAACAACATCAAACCCAGGATAATAAATGGGTGGAGGAAGTTTTACATCAGACCAGTCGGTAAAACACTCGACTGGCACAGAGCAGATGGTTCCAACTACTAGAAGAGCTAGATTGACATCTATTCAAGCAAAAGGTAATTCAGCTGATGGTTCTATTATTTTTAGAAGTGGTGGTGGATCTGGCACAGTAATTGCAACATATCTTTTTGGAGAAGAAGGTTTAGATATGTACTTACCTGGTTCTGGTATTTTTTTTCCAGAAGGAATTCATGCTACAATTGCTAACACTACTGGTGTAACAATTACATTTACATAAAATGGATACTTATACTTTCGAATTATTAAGTTTCAAAAAAGGTGGGATGCCAGCCAGAAATAAAAAAAATTTTAGACCTACTAAAAAAGGTGCAGGAATGACTGAAGCTGGAGTCAAAGCTTACAGAAGAATGAATCCAGGCTCTAAATTAAAAACTGCAGTAACAGGTAAAGTTAAACCTGGGTCAAAAGACGCAAAGCGGAGAAAGAGTTTTTGTGCTAGAAGTTTAGGGCAAATGAAAAAATTTCCTAAAGCTGCAAAAGACCCTAATTCAAGAATTAGACAAGCGAGACGTAGATGGAAATGTTAGACTATGTCTTATTTAAATGCTAACATACCACCTATATATTGTAAAATAAGAAAGGAGTATCTTTATGATCTTAAAGAACATAAGGGAGAGCATAGTGACTGTGTTATCTTTAGTATTAGCAGTATTTCAGGTCGTGCTATCTTATTTAACATCATGTTACCAAATGGTGCTTGTTATTGGAGATTGCCTATCTCAGCATTTTTCCAAAAACAATTTAATAGAAGCGAAGTGCCCGATATGCAAGTCCACGAGTTGGAATTGTGGAATTGTTTTAGTTACTGGCCTAGTGTCACTTGTTTTGATTGGTTGGATGGTTTAAAAGGTAAATATTTAGGTTTAGATAAAAAATTTTATCATGGTAAATACTTATTTACAATCGATTGGGCTCATCCAGACGTTAACATCTTGGATACTGAACATTCTGAAATTCCTCAAGAACATAAGTGTGCACATATATTGGAGCTTGATAACGGTAATTATGCAGCTCAGCCTAATAATCGTATTCTTTGGCACTGTACTAGCTATACTACTGATAACGATTGGCCTGACTATAAAGTACAAAGCACTTACTGGGATGCAGAAGACTCTAGCATGGTTACAGAGGATTCTGATAAGATGTTTTATCAAATGGAAAAAATAAAAAATGATAAAAGAACATATGAGTCTTATATGGATTATGCAGACGATATGTCTTTTGAAAATAACGGTAAAAAAGATGATTGATAAATGTTTATATAAATTATTCGAAGGTATAGATAACTTGATGAATAAATTAGGAGTTTTTTTAAATGAGAGATACAAAGCTTTTGGAAAGTTATTCCAAAAAAGAAAAAGAAAAAAATCAAGCTAAACTGCTACAAAAAACACTTCGGAGAGAAGTTGACATTGGAGCAAATGGAACGCAATCTTATATTATTAAAAAAGGAATAAACAAAGGAAAAAAACTTGGCTAATAAACCACTCAACATATCTGAATCCGCTGCCGTGCAGATGCCGATGAAGACGGTTGCCTCTCTGATTTTGCTCGTAGCGGCTGGCGTGTTCGCATACACCGAGTTGACGGCCAGATTAGTTTCACTGGAGACATCACGTGAGTTGTTTGAAAATGATTTGTTAAAAAAATCCGAACAAGTGCCCGTGGACCAAGAACAACATTTTTTATTGGAAGATCTTTATAAAAGTGTCGAGAAGATGGAAAAGACTCAAGAGATGAATATGACAAACAAAGTTAATATAGAATTTTTAAGAGAACAGTTAGACAAAGCATTGGCTGATATTGAACATTTAAAAGATAAAGTAAGAGAAAATAAGAATGGAGGCCATCAATGATACTAGAAGTTGTGGCTCTTCTTATGATAATAGATGGAGAGATTAAAGAACATAGAATTCAAATTGATCCTGACACAAGCAAACCCTCAATGGCAATGTGTTTAAAAGGTAAGAGGTATGCTACAAGAGAGGAAAAAAAATATAACACAAATAGTAAAATTACTCATCAATGCATAAAATCTATGGCAGAGGTAGAACAGAATATTGATGGATCTTTATCAATTAAAAAATTAATACTTGATTAATTATATGAAACTTTCACGTAATTTCAGTCTTTCGGAGCTTATTAAATCAGACACGGCTATTAGAATGGGTATTGATAACAATCCTAATGCAGACCAAATTGAAAAATTAAAATTACTTTGTGAAAATATTCTACAACCCGTAAGAGACCATTTTGGTAGAGTAACTGTAACAAGTTGTTTCCGATCTCCAGAATTGTGTGCAAAAATAAATAGCAGTTTGACCAGTCAACATACTAAAGCTGAGGCCGTTGATTTCGAATGTATTGGTGTAGATAATGCTGAGGTTTTTGATTGGATCAAGGCAAACCTCGATTGGGATCAAATGATACTTGAGTTTTACACACCTGGAGAACCTAATTCGGGATGGATCCACTGCAGCTGGGTTGCAGAAAATCCTCGTAAACAATTATTGAGAGCTTACAAAGAAGATGGTAAAACTAAATATAAACCTGTAATAGGTTCAGCAATGGAGTTAGTATAATATGGCAATAACAAGATCACAAATACCAAAGCAAATAGAGGGTAAATTAAGAGGTGCAAGAGATGAAAAAAAGAAAAAGAAAAGAGTGATTGCATCTATTAAAAGAAAAAAAAGCCCTTTGTTCAAAGCATAGACTGTTAGAAAAAGAAGTGTTATAATTCCTTATTATGACAAAACTATGCCCAAGAGGTAAAGCTGCAGCAAAGCGAAAATTTCGAGTTTATCCTTCAGCATATGCTAATGCATATGCTTCTAAAATTTGTGCGGGTAAAATTAAAGATCCATCAGGTGTAAAGAGAAAAGATTTTAAAGGACCTAAACCAGCTGGCAAAGTAAGTGGTGGAGAAGCTAAAATTAAAAAAGTTATTGGTGGATTAAAGAAAGCATCAAGAACACATGCAGCTCAAGCAAAAACTTTACAATCTGTTGTAAAAGCTTCAAGTGGAAAATTTGCACAAACTTTAGAACCATACACAGGAACTTATATAAAAGGTAATCTTGCTGGTCATGAAGTTTCAAACAAAAGTTATAAAAACTATTATAAAGGAATGTTAGATGACTAAAAAAAAGAAAAAAGGTTATCAAACAGCTGAAGAATTAGTTGGATCAGGAAGAAAAGAAGAATTTTTTGATAACCCATTTGACGCTAGAAAAGCTGGGGATGATGAAGATAGAGCAGATTTTAGAGACTCAAAAAAAATAGAAGCTAAAGGACTAAGAGAAGGTGGTATTTGCCGTGGAGGTGGAGCAGCAATTAAAGGAATGAATTTTAAAGGTGTATTCTAATGGGCAAAAAAACCTCTGTACCAGATTATTTAAAAAAAACATTAAAAGGCACAACTATTGGAGGTAATATAGATTTAT